GTATAGGTACTGACAGCAGTTGAATTACCGCGTCTAAGTTGTAGTCGTCTTGGTGCAGTCATTATATGATACCTAGGTCAACGTTGCCACTGTAGTCTGTGGTGCTGGATGTAAATGGATCTGTTTCAAATGCTGGGTTGATGTTTAGTTCAGCATAGACTCCAAAGTTGTCATTGCTGTAAGTAGGAGTTTCGTACGTGCCATCGTATTTGAGAAAGGCCAGCTTGTATTTGTTCTGTGGCAGGGTATTCAAGAAATCGCTGGTCAACATGCTGGTAGCTGTAGCAGTGCTTACGTTGCTGACAGTTACGCTTACGTTGGCCACTACATTGCCTTTTAGGTAGTCAATGATGTAGCCAGTGAATGTAAGTCCAGCTATGTTAGCGGCTTTCTGATCCTGATTCTTAAATTTAATAGTGATAGGGTTATCTGCACCACGGTAGATTTCAATTGGTCTTTGATACACGACACGGTTCCTCGTTGTTATAGCGGTGTTGCCATAGTCCAAAATCTGGACGGTGAAAGTATTTGGATATAAATAACTTGTGATTAATGGCAATTTTGCTTGATCCTTTAGTATATTTATCGCAATTCCTATGGAAGACAGTTACAAGAAACTCTTAGATCAATACCCGTTCCTAAGCTTTATTACCTATGGCGGCAATGACTATATTGGTATCATACAGAATTCAGATGAAATCATCACTACTATCTATGATTTTGCGGCTCTGCGCACCACAGAACAAAAGGCGCAGTATTTAGAGCTAGCAGATCAATGGTGGTGGGAAAGCAATAGGCTAATACCTATCAATGTGTTTCTCAAGCAGGATTGGGTAGAATATAGAGTTTGCTTAAAAACCTTCAACAGCAAGGACGTAGAAATCAAACACGGTCCTTACGTTAGTCTTAAAGAAATAGCTAACAAACGCAGTAAACGTCGCAGTATCACACTAATTAGGAAGGTTGGTTAGTAGGTTAAGATTAACTACTACTAAAGTCGAATATGCAAGACTATGAGACTTTTTAAATGCGTACTCACCTTCAACCTTATCCCACACAGTAGCTGCAACTTCTTTCCACGTCTTACCTATCAGATGTCTTTTTGCGGGTCGTATCACAGCCAGAAACATCGCAAGTCTAGTAATACTGTCTACAGGCTCTGGCATTTTAAGCAAGGTATCATAGTGATTGTTGACATGGATTAATTGCTGACATATTGCGGGATCATATAACTTGGCCCAGTCTGGTTCCTGCATAAGTTCTATTAGATGAGCTTCATCTCGGACTTGTTTGTAAACATGTACGTTAAGTAAGTCTAGTTTCATATAGCCACGCTCTTCAGCCACTTGATAATCTAAACTTGCTGAACCTGAGAATGGATCTACGGGTATATCTGTAGCATACACACCGGTATTGTGCTTAGTCAACTTACCATCGCGAATAATACTTGCTGGGGAGACATCAAGTAAGTTCAATACTTGTTCACGATCTGCGAGGTCTATGTCAATATCACTATGAAATTTCATAGTCCAGATTCCTTCAATATGGTTTTAACCCATTCTGTGTCTGCTACATAATCTTTGAATTTTCTATCCCAGTATGAAGGATCTATCCAAGGCAGAACCACAGCAATCTGATCATCATTAAGAGTATCAAGAAAGGCAATGCCGCTATCGCAATTAAACACAATCCAAGGACTAATTCTACCGTTAGCAATATGATGGCAAATGCGATTAGCATTACCAAACCTAAAATAATCACTAAATCCATTTTTAAATTCTCCCAGTTCATCTGCATAGTCTTGCATCTCCTTTAGAGCACGTTCAAGCGTATCTTGGACCGCTTCTTTGCGCATATACCCTTTAAGATATTCTAAGTATACTCGCTCGTGTGTCCAGTGATCTAGTTTCTTGTTTTCTTTGATAACCCAATCAATAAACATCTTGGGATTAACCGCACGTATACCTACCATATGTCGACCAAACTTAACAAATGCACGATAGTAAGGACTAGCCACAAAATCCTCATATGATTTCATCTTAGCTGAACCCTGTGTTAGTTCATAGAAACGTAAGTATGCCTGGAGCCCAAACTGCACACCAGTTTCCTTTTCCTGTTGCCAGCGTCGTTTTTCTTCGCAGAGATGCGCCGCAAGTGTTGACTCCTTGCGGAACTCTTTTGCGCAATACTTACATTTATAGCTCGGCTTTAATTGATTTGTCATCAAATCCGAGGTCTCTTGCCATGTCTGCAATATCTCGTTTATCATTGATTTTCGCTAGTAGTTCTATTTCGTCTGATTTCATCGCGGGATACAACTTAGCCAAAAACTTTTGGCTTTTGTTATCACCTTCTTTTTTCTTTGTCTTTAACCAATAGTGGAACTGATTACCCATGCCAGGACTAACACTTGTACAGGCCAACCATTGTAGTTTGGGATGCCTATTGATATCAAAGAAGTGTTTGTTCACACGTTCATTAGTAGCCATTAGATAATAGGCCTGCATATCACCACTGCCTGAAACATTAGCACCGTATTTCAGCATCAGGTAAGTTGAAAAACTCTTGCGTTGTTCGTCGGTAAATTTATCATAGTATGCACGATCCTTGCGATCAAATGCTGCCATCTCATTACCGATATATAACGGATCTGGATTAGTCACTAGCGACCTTTGCGTAGATAGTTAAGAATTTGGGCTACGCTTTGTTGTAAGTTAGCGTATTTGTTTTTAAGTGTTTCTAATTCTTCTGATTGCCTGCGCACACGATCTTCTAGCTGTGTAAATGCCTGTTGTCCTTCACGTATAGTCTTATCGTGACTCATTAGATTTGGGCGAGGTGGAGCATTTGGATCTACTGCTCGTTTCTTTTTCTGTTTAAATTGTAGTGGGTTAAATGCCATCTTTTGATTCCTCTGAAAGCTTATATATAATTATACATTTTTCAACGGCTTCTGTCAAGGCTGGATTTAGATTTCTTTTTGGATATATATCGTTCCACATGCGTTGTTCTACTAGTTCTTTAGCTTTCCAACTTTGCCCAATCATTATACGTTCACTGTCTGGTGCGCCTAATTCACGAGCATAGACAGTCTCGCCCCCATCTGGGCTTTCGTAGATATAAGTTGCTCCTGATTTGAGATTACCCATTACCAGATGCGGCCATAATCAACCACCTCACTTTGTCGGCTGATATCTTTAACAAAGTAAGCACACAAAGGATGTTCTCCATCTGTGATTGGAACTGCCAGCATCTGTCCTGGACGCAGTTTTGGAAAGTACCATTTGACGTCTTGATAGATATCCACGATCTCAATTGGGTGGAATTCTGGTTTGAAACTATCCAATGGATTAAATGTAAACACACTAAAACCACGATCATTGATTGATGTCAGAGGAATAACTTCTAGATCACCAAAGTCTGGCTCTCCGATCAGGACCTGCCAATCCACAGGCATCTTTACTAGATTGCCGCCAATATTTAAAACCAGTGCCGGACTGTTAAAACTTTCTAAGAAGATAAGCGGAATAAAAAAATAGTCAGGATTTTTTGGGTCACTGTTGTCTAAGATAGCAAAACGTAAGTCTTCAACTTCGTCTGGTATCTCATTCATTTCATACGCGGTATTTTCTAATGTTAATATATACATGTGCTATTGCCAATCTGCCTTTTCTACGACAAATGGATAGTTGGCCTCCTTATAAAAAGTTTTACGTTTGGTTAGATGCCTTTTGGCAAATTTGCATGTTGATGTTATGTCCCAGATCTGCACGAAATCTTTGTCTTCAGCCTTACGAATGCCACGCCCAATCGACTGAATAACTCGAACAAAACTTTTGCCAGGCTCCACAAGCACAAGATTAAAAATTCTAGGAATATTAATCCCAACAGCAGCAACGCCATAAGTGGCAACGATAACTTTGTCATCCATTTCTGCAACTTCATCATATTGTTCTTTTCTATCATCTGCTTTGGTGCCTCCCGACACGAATACTGCATCTTTGATTTTTTCTATTAATGCTCTACCTGGAGCGATACGATCGACTAGGACTAGAGTATTACCTGACTTACGGATTGTCTCTACCAGCTGAGCGATGTAATCTAGCCTGCCTTCTGTTTCTAATAGATATCGTAATTCACTTTGATAATTTCGATATTCCACATGATCTACTAGCTGTAGAACATTTACATGGCAGTTGGCTAATACACCCTGTGATTGTAATTCACTTGCGCTAAGGCGGCCAATAACTTCTCCTATTGAACACTTTAGGCTGACGAATTCGTAATCTTCTTTAGGAATCGTTCCGGTTAATCCCCATCTGATAGGTATATGTGCCATTACCCCAGTCAGCATAGTTTTCAGTACATCTGCCTTGGCCATATGCACTTCGTCGACCATGACACAGACTACGTCTTGCAAGAACTCGCTAATGGTGATGTCTACTTCGTGATTGCGGCTACCTTTAAGTAAAATGTTTAATGATTGCCAAGTGCAGATAGTATGTATCTTACCAAACTCTTTGCGGTCTCCGAAGTAGACTCCTACATCTAATCCCATGTTGATATAATCAGCTTCTGTTTGTGTTACTAAACTTTTGTTTGGAACGATGACTATAGTGCGACCATGTGGTTCACAGCAATAACTCAAGGCCGCAGTGATCAGTGTTTTACCTGCACCTGTGGCTACTTCCTGTAGGCATTGTGGATTGGCTAAGAACTTGTTGATGATCTCGACTTGATAGTCACGTAGAACTATTGGTTCGCCTGCCATTGGATGTCGATCAGGCCAGTTGATATGTTTAAATGTGTCTTCTGTTACTTGTTCAAACTCATACTGTGTTTTATAGTCACGTAAGTCTTCTAGTTCTAGATGATAACCTTGACTGTCCAAATAAGGAATGATCTCCGGCAATAGATTAACATAGGTGCTGCCGCCCATTTGAAAAAAGGCAATTTTTCCATCCCAGCGTCCTAAACGGACTGCGGGCAGATATCTAGCACCAGGTATCTCATACTTGAACTTGTTAGATAGTTCTTTGCGTTCGTGTAAGTCTAGGCCTTCTATCTTTACGTTACACTCATCTTTAATTATTAGTCGGGCTAATGCCATTAGTTATTTTCTCTTAGTTGTGAGGTGCTATAGTAGATAATCTTTTCAGCACGTTGAGTCCAATCCATCTTACGTCCTCCAAACATCATCTCAAATGTGGTTACCATCAATGGCACAGGAAAATCCCAGGTCGCAGGAATCTTCTGAGCATATACTACTTTAACACCATATGGATCATATTCGCTAGTGCTAGTCTTACCATTTCTATCAAAGCGCACTATATCACGTTCCTCAAATCTCGTTAGATCTATATCAATCAGCGTAGGATTGTAAATGCAGATGGGATATCTATTGGTTATCTCAGCATACTCAAAGATCATGTTAAGATTATCTTCGCTAGGTTCTACGTGTACAGCATGTTTTCCACCAATGTATCTCAATGCTAAACTAGACACCTCGACACTATCGTCGATAGCGTAGCCACATAAGCCAGCATGATCGATTATCTTGACCAAATTATCCAGACCAAATCCTCCCGCATGCTCTTTAATATAGTCTGTCAAACTATCAGCCGCATTGGTAATCGTATATCCGCTACCTTGTTGGACTAACTTAATCTCAAAAGGTTGCTGTTCACACTCAAGTATTTGATAAAATATTTCACGCACTGGATCGTCAATTTCAAACCCATTGGCATCGCCCCAGGTGACTATCCAATTGACATTGTATTCTGTAAGGGCCAGATACCATATCTTACTATCACGATCATAATAGGCACGCCCTTGGCTGGATTCTCTGAATGTCTGCAGATCTTTAATCAAGACGTTATCGTATGGAAACTTAGCATGTATCTTACCATCAGCAGTCCAAATACGTTTGGTGCGATCCATCTTGCGTGGCGGTATGCGATACTGTGGATTCTCAACTGGTGAGACATCTATGCCTAGTTTGGCAAATTGTCGGCGGTATTTTAATACTAATTTAACTGCTAGTTCAGCTTGCCGTTCAGTTAGGGCCGTGCCAAACATCGTGGCGTTAGCCATGCTGTTGACTATCTGTATGTCATAGCGTGCTAGGCTGATCTTGGTCATGTTAGGCATGATCAGTGCGCTAATGCCCACTTCATAGCCAGCGAGATATTCCAAATAGTCTTCTACGTGGGGATATTGTAGCATACTTATATTATACCCTAGCTAATCCTAATTGTCAACTGAAAAAGAAGCCCGATAAAATTAATTACCGGGCTTTGAGATCATCGCACTAGGAGCTAGACACGTTGAAGTGCGATGAAATTTCTAAAATATTTACGTCGTTGTATATAATAATTCTGCAGATCTGATAATCAACCTTTCTTATGATATAATTAATCGAACATAGTCAAGTAAAATAGATTTGATTGGCATAGTTAATTT